GTCCTAACCTATTCCAAGTTGCTCTAACATTTCCTAATATTGTAGAAGGTGGTGTTGTTGCTGGTCAGAAGACAACTTTCATGGCTAAAGCAGCACAACTTCCTGGTTCTACAATCGGTTCAGTTACCGTTCCATACTTTGGACGTGAACTGAAATTTGCAGGCAACCGTACTTTTGCAGACTGGACAATCACCATCATTAATGATGAAGATTTCTTGATCCGTGATGCAATCGAAAAATGGATGAATGCAATCAACAGTCACGCAGGTAATGTGCGTAACGGCAACGCTATCAATCCTTCCAACTATTCCGTTGATGCAGAAGTCATCCAATACGGTAAAGGTGGTAATGAGTTGAAGCGTTATAAGTTTGTTGGTTTGTGGCCACAAGATGTGTCTACAATTGACTTGGCTTGGGATTCAAATGATACGATTGAAGAATTCAGCGTAACATTCGGTTACCAATACTGGGAAACTAACACAACTACTTGATGATATATGGGGGCTTAGGCCCCCTATGTTTGTTTGAATTCGTTATTAATATATAAAAAATATGGCAACACCTAATAAATTTTCTCTGTTCGGTTTTACTATCTCCCGTGAAAAGGATGATGTTGAACAAGCCGTGCAACAATCTTTTACGCCACCTTCACAGGAAGACGGCGCATTAACTATTACATCTGCCGCTTATTACGGTACGTATGTGGATTTAGATGGTACCGCAAAGAATGAGGTTGAACTCATTTCTCGTTACCGTGAGATGGCCATGCAGCCAGAAATTGAATCTGCGATAGATGATATAGTTAATGAATCTATTTGCCAAGATGACGATGGTAAATCCATCGACATTATTCTGGATGACTTAGAGCAACCAGATAAAATCAAAAAGGCTATCAAAGCCGAGTTTGAAACAGTTCTACGCCTGATGAACTATAAAAGAATGGCACAAGATATTTTCCGCAGATACTATGTGGATGGTCGTCTTTACTACCACGTAATCATTGACCGTGAGAATCCAGCAGCAGGTATCAAAGAGTTGCGTTATATTGACCCACGCAAGTTACGTAAAGTCCGTGAGATGAAGAAACAGAAGGACGACCGTACTGGCGCTGAAATTATGAAGGTGGTAAATGAGTACTATATTTACAATGACAAGATTGTTTCTGGTAGTTCTTCTAACTACGGTCCTGTTGGTGTTCGGATTACCACTGATTCTATTGTTTCTGTCGTCAGTGGTCTTATGGATTCTCGTAGGGCTGTGGTCTTGTCTTATCTACACAAGGCAATCAAACCTCTAAACCAGTTACGTATGATTGAAGATGCGACAGTTATCTATCGTATATCTCGTGCACCAGAACGTAGAATTTTCTATATTGACGTTGGTAACTTACCGAAGTTGAAGGCGGAACAATACCTACGTGACATCATGGTTAAGTACAAGAACAAACTTGTTTACGATGCCAATACTGGTGAAATCCGTGATGACCGTAAACACATGTCTATGATGGAAGACTTCTGGTTACCTCGCCGTGAAGGTGGTAAAGGTACAGAAATCACCACACTACCAGGTGGACAGAACCTGGGTGAGCTGGAAGACGTTAAATACTTTCAGAAGAAACTATATGGTGCCTTGAGTGTTCCAGTCTCCAGGTTAGAACCTAATCAAGGATTCTCTATCGGCCGTGTTGCTGAAGTTACACGTGACGAATTGAAATTCAATAAGTTTATTGAACGTGTTCGCAATAAATTCTCAGAAGTATTTGACCATGCATTGCGTGTTCAATTGGTACTAAAAGGTATCTGTACTGCTGAAGAATGGGACTTGTTCAAAGAACACATTTTCTACGACTTCATCAAAGACAATAACTTCTCAGAATTGAAAGATGCTGAGTTGATGAAAGAACGTCTAACTTTGTTGTCTTCAATTGACCCATATGTTGGTTCATACTATTCTCGTGGATGGGTACAACGCTCTGTTCTACGCATGAATGATGATGATATTAAGATTATGGACAAGGAAATTGAGGAAGAAAAGGCATTAGGTTTAGGCCTACCTACCGAAGTAACCACACAAGTTGCACAACAACAGATGATGGGACAGGTTGATGCCGAGAATCAAGTGGGACAAGCACAAGCGATGAATGATGCTGGCCTAGATAAAGTGGAAGCAAAACAAACTGCTGCCTCTAAGAATCCTAGTTCAGGTCAATCATCCAAACCAGCTGCGAAACCAGAAAAGAAGAAACCAGGTCAAACTAAAGGTGATTTGACTTTAGAAGACGATGACTCTACATTTAGTAGATTAAAACGTTTACTATAAATATTTTATTAGGAGATTAATAATGACAGACGTAACAAGAACAATTGTGGATTATGCTGAGCAAGATAATGCCAAAGATATGCGTGATGCTTTCTATGCCGAGTTGCAGAACAAAGTAATGGCTCACATTGAAAATAAAAAGATTGAAGTTGCACAGACTATGTTCAATAAGCCACAAGCCGAAGAAGAAACAGCAGAACAATAATAGGAAAATAAAATGGCAACCCCAGTAACGACTTATCAAGTTTTAAAAGATACCACAGAACATGTCATCATTAAGTTGACTGGCAGTTTTGATAGTACGCAACAAGAAGATAATCCTAATCGCATTTCAGCAAATTCACTTTATGGTGCTTTAGATAGTTCAAAAGCCAATTTGTTATCGTCTAGTGCGAATACAGGTCCATTAACATATTATGGTTTAAATTTAAACCGATTATGGTATGATACAACAAACGGCGCCACAGGCGATATTGAGTTGTATTGGAATGCAGATCCAGTAAAAACTTTAATGATTCTTTCTGGTAACGGTGAGTATAATGGTGCAGGCAACTTAGTGACAATTTCAAACAACGCAAAAGGAACCACTGGTTGCAACGGCGATGTTGGTATTCGTACACGTGGTATGGTTGCAAATACATCATACACAATCATTGCTGAGTTCCGTAAACAAAATGAATACTATCAACGTGGTCAAATCACAGAACCTGGTGCATTTAACTATGGCACAGCAGGCGTAAGACCTTAAGGAACAACATGAAACTGATTACCGAATTAACTGAACAAGTTAAGTATCTAACAGAAGAAAAAGACGGCAAGAAAGAACTCTATATTGAGGGTCCTTTTCTTGTTGCAGAAGCGGTCAACCGTAACAAACGCATGTATAGAGAAGAAACTATGCGTAATGAGGTTAACCGTTATGCAGAAGAATGTATTAATAAAAATCGTGCCTTCGGTGAACTGGGTCATCCAGACACACCAAGTATTAACCTAGACCGTGTGTCTCACTTAATCGTGGGTTTGCGCCAAGAGGGAAATGTTTGGATAGGCAAAGCTAAAATTCTTGAAACACCAATGGGCAACATTGCTCGTCAAATCATTGAAGGTGGTGGCCAACTCGGCGTATCATCTCGTGGTTTGGGTTCACTCAAAGAGGTGAACGGTGTGAACATCGTTCAAGATGACTTTCATCTGGCCACAGCGGCAGATATCGTAGCAGATCCTTCCGCACCTGGTGCTTTTGTACGAGGCATTATGGAAGGCAAAGAATGGATGTTAGTAGATGGTAAATTTACAGAGATGCACTATGAACAAGCTAAGAAACAAATTCAACAAGCTTCTTCAAAGGACATCGAACGTGTAAGTTTAAAAATCTTCGAAAACTTCCTAAGAAAACTTTAATTATAAATATCCAATATAAAAATCAAGGAGATTTCCAAAATGTTAAAAACAAATCTATCTGATGCCGCTAAAGCTGTTCTGATGAATGAAGGAGCCAAAGAAACTTTTGACGCCAACATCGCATCGAAGAAAAGCGGTCAAGAAGGCTCTCAAAAACTTCCAACATCGGTCGTAACAGGCCAAAAAGATGTGGGTGAAGTTGCAGACGTTGTTGATAAGAAAGACGACAAAGCAGGTGACTACACTAAAGGTGTTCCATCAGCAACTGCTCCAGGCGCAACACCTCCAGTAGGTTCAGAGCCAGCAAAACACTTAGCTGCACAACCTGGTGAATCACAAGGTTCAGCACAATCTACTTCACAAGCAGATGCCACTTCTTATGAAAACATCCGTGACCGTGTGAAGGCAAAGTTGGCACAACAAACTTTCCAATCTAATCCAGGTGCTACATTCCAATCTTACGCTGAAGAAACTGAAGTTGAAGAAGAAGTAGTTTCGGAAGAAAAAGAAGAAGGCCACGAAGACGAAGCAGAAGATAAGAAACTTATCAAGAAGATGCTTAAGAAAGAAAAAATGAAAGAAGACGTACAATCTGACGTTGACGCTCTGCTTTCTGGTGAAAACCTATCTGAAGAATTCAAAGAAAAAGCAACTACAATTTTTGAAGCTGCCGTTGTAACACGTACAGCTGCTTTGATGGAAGAAGTTGAAGGCGCATTGTTCGAAGAATTCGAATTGGCTGTTGAAGAAGTCAAGAATGAATTGGCTACTAAGTTAGATGATTACATCTCTTACATGGCTGAAGAATGGGTTAAAGAAAACGAATTGGCAATTGAAAGTGGTCTACGTACCGAAATCGTTGAAGATTTCATCAGTGGTATGAAGAACTTGTTCATCGAACACTACATTGACATTCCAGAAGAAAAAGTAAACGTTGTTGAAGAATTGACAACTAAGATTGAAGAACTTGAAACTCAAGTTAATGAACAAATCCAATCTAATGTCGCTTTGCATAAAGAATTAAACGAATCCAAAAAACACGAGGCTATACATGCAGTATGTGAAGGCCTGACGCAGACTCAAGTAGAAAAAATGAAATCACTCGCAGAGAGTGTTGACTTTACTACTGATGACGAATTTGCAGACAAAATGGTAACTCTACGTACATCGTACTTCACAGAGTCAACCGTTAAGCCTGCTGATAGTTCTGCATTAAACGAGGAAGTAGAAATTGAAGATGAGAAGAAGCCTATGGTTTCAACTGATCCTACAATTGCTGCAATCGCTCAACACCTATCAAAATCTGCGGTAAAATAAATAAACTACCGTTTCAAAAAATAACAAGGAGAAAACTTAAATGTTTTTAGCAGAAGAATTACAAAAAAAATGGGCACCAGTTCTGGAACACTCTGAACTAGGCGCTATTACAGACCCATACAAGAAAGCAGTTACTGCTGTTATCTTGGAAAACCAACAACGTGAAATGGCAGCTGCGTCTGCTCAGTTGAACGAAACTGCACCATCTGTTTCTGGTACTCCAGCAAACGTTACTGGTGGCGGTATCAACAACTTCGATCCAATCTTGATTTCTTTGGTACGCCGTGCGTTGCCAAACTTGATTGCTTATGACGTTGCTGGTGTTCAACCAATGACTGGACCTACTGGTCTAATCTTCGCAATGCGTGCTAAGTACGGTTCACAAGGTACTGCTGGTACTGGTGACAGCAACGAAGCATTCTTCGGTGAAGCCAACACAATCTTCTCTGGTAGAAGTTCTGCAACTGGTACATTCGGTTTCGCTGGTAACAACGCAACTGACATCGTAACAAACACTGGTGCTGATTTGACTGCTAACGCATTCACAACTGGTATCGGCATGACTACTGCTACTGCTGAATCTTTGGGTTCAACACTAGAGTCTCCATTCAACCAAATGGCATTCAGCATTGAAAAAGTTACTGTTACTGCAAAGTCACGTGCTTTGAAGGCAGAATACTCACTTGAATTGGCTCAAGACTTGAAGGCAGTTCACGGTTTGGATGCAGAAACAGAATTGTCAAACATTCTGTCTACAGAAATCTTGGCTGAAATCAACCGTGAAGTTATCCGTACAATCTACACAGTTGCTGTGGCAGGTGCTCAATACGGTACAACAACTGCTGGTTCTTTCGACTTAGACACTGACTCTAACGGTCGTTGGTCTGTTGAACGTTTCAAAGGTTTGATTTTCCAAATTGAACGTGATGCAAACGTTATTGCTAAGCAAACTCGTCGTGGTAAGGGTAACGTGATGATTGTTTCATCTGACGTTGCTTCTGCTATGGCTATGGCTGGTGTGTTGCAATACACTCCTGCATTG